ACATCATTCGTATTCTTAAAGTATGTATCATGGTTACCAGCCAACATATGTACTTGTATATTTTGGTTGGCCAACCTGTCAAAGAACATCTGTTTGGTACGTTTCAATGTAAAGAAGTTTACATATTTCCGTCTATCAAACGTGTCACCAAGAATAAGAACAGTATCAATTCCGGCACTTTTAAGAGTAGGGAAAAATACTTCATCATAAAATTTTTCATAGAAATCCAGAAAATGAGTTGAGTCATTCCTTGCTCCGAAGTGCTGGTCATTTATTATTGCTACTTTTGACATTCATCATATTCCATATTTAATATTTTCAATCGTTTAACTTCAGCTTCATATACTCTTTGTCTCAATTTAGAACTACTGTATGGATGTTGTCTGTCATGGAAGAACAACTCTATACCATTATCTAAACAATATTGTTTTGCAGTAAATGGTTTGGTTTTATATTCATCACCCAAAAACCGAATATGTATAGTTTGAGTTTTAAAGATATTTTCCAAATCTTCTTCTGTTTCATATACCAATATCTCATCAATATATTTACAGGATGATATTTGTACAAACCTTTCATACAAAGATTGAACTGGTTTGTTTTTGGTATCCGGCCTATCAATAGTTGGATCCGATTGTAATGCCACAATTAAGTGGTCACAATGTTGTTTCTCAATTTTTAACATTGTAACATGTCCTGCATGGAACAAATCCAATGTGCTGCAATTAAATCCGATTTTCTTCATTATAACATTACTCCATAAATTTTTCAATACCTTTTGGCTTCTTTGCCAAATCTTTTTCTGCTTTCTTGGTGGCTTTGGCAACCTCATAGTTTTCTATAAACTCACCAATGTTGTCATACAATTCAAATTGCCTAGACACGCCATTCTCACCTTCCATCATTTCAAATTCATCCAAAATACCCATTTGTTCTGTGGCTTTATACTTTACATAGAGTTGTTTTTTCTCTTTTTGTATGCGCCTTAGGAATGCAAAATAAATGATTTGAGTAAAATAGGCAAATGGATTTTTAGATTTGTCTGGATTAAAATTTTCAAAATACATCAAACAGTTTTCAATACCATCCGAAATCATTTCATCTCGGTAGGTATAATTAATAAAGTTTGGTTTGTGAGATAATCCTTCGGCAATTTTCATCCAACATTCTCCAATATAATTTGGAACTATTGGTTTAATTAAACCTTTGGTTTCGGCATCAATACAAGATTGTTTATAATCTGTTAATGCTTTTAAAAAGTCTGGATTGTTAATGTAATGTTTTTGTTTACTCATTCAAGTATACCATAAAAAGTTGTTGACAAACGGCTTGACACGTGATATAGTCCACGGTGTAGCCCCGATGATATTATTGTAATAATATTCCTTTAGCAGATTGGAATTCCAACTCAGCAATTGCTTCCATCATTTCTTCCTTATCCGTGTTATTAATATTCTTCTTAATAGATATTTCCATATCTTCCACAGTATTGAGGTAATATTCTTTAAAGTCTTCATTAGCCTCAAAAGTACAAAGTATATTTTCTGTTTTTATATTAACAGAATTGCTTGTCATTATAGCTAATGGTAACCAGTGTTGTAAAGCCAAATTAGTATGTCTAATCTCAAATAACATTGGGTTTGTTAACTTGACTTCCAATTCATTTGTTCCAGGAACTATTTCATATTCACATATGATATCTAAACTATCTTTTAATCTTACTATCTTAATGTCCATTTTTAAGTCCTATGTTGTATATCTTAAAAGGGAATCTCTCCTCAGTATATATCTTTACTCTTTCCACAAAATGTTGTAGTGTAAAATTTGTATGTTTTTTATGTCTCAAATCATCTGCTATATCATAAAGGGTAGCTTTTTCTTTCCCCTCAGCTTGACGTAAACCTCGTCCAATAGATTGGAGATTTCGAACTCTTGATTTGGATGGCGAAGCGAATATAATATTATGCAGATTACGAATATTAATTCCAGTAGAATAGGTGCCAAAACTAGCCACAACAATAGCATCATTTTCTGTCTCCATAATTTTACGTATATTTTCTCTATCTTCTGTTTCAACTCCACCGTGGACAAAGAATACTTTTCGTCCATTGGCTTTCTCTTTGATTATCTCAAATAGTATTTTACCATGTTTTTCAACCATCTGATATAGTACCAGTGTATTCTTATCTAAACTGATAACCAAATTACGGATAAAACGATTTCTATTTTCATTGGTAATCAGGTATTCTATTTCTTCCTGATATGTTTTATCTTTCATTTCTTTAGCTATTTCATCTGTATGTCTCAATATTAAACATTTAATCTCAAACGGAGATAATTGATTATTGTCTATCAGTTGTTTGGTTGTTATAACCTTTTCTACTGGTCCAAACAAACCTTCCAAAACCAATTTATGTGTCTTAGTACCATCTAAAGTACCAGTAAGACCAATACGATACTTTGTATTGATAGCTGACGTTAATATAGAAGTTAACGATTGAGCCTTAAAAAGGTGTGCTTCGTCTCCAATAATATAATCAAATTGTTCAAAGAAATCTTTAGGTAACTGATACATGGATTGCCATGTAGATATAATTAATTTTTTATCGGAGAATTTATCTCGTCCTTGATATACTCTGTGTACATGTTTGTCTACATTAAAACCATTATTGGAAGAATAGTCCGCAAAATCAGAATACAATTGTTCCACCAAGGATGTCGTAGGAACGATTATGAGACCTTTTAAATCTTGGTAGTCTAGTAGTTGTCTGAACAATAGATAAATTATAAGAGACTTGCCTGAAGCGGTAGGAGATAACAGTAATGCCCTACGTTTTTGCATTGCATGTATAAAGGCTGATTGTTGGTGTTCTCTGACCTCAATTGGTTCATTACGAGAGTGTAAGTTCAACGAATCAAAGAACTTCTTCGCTTGGTATATACTAAACTCATCATCCAAACTATCATAAGAATATGCATAATCTCGTTCTTCACAAAACTGTGTAAGATATGGAACCAATCCAAGATATAGTTGACTGGTTTGTAAGTTATATAATCTTATCTTTCCATCCCAGATTTTATTTCGATATGCAGGAACAAACTGATAACCAGGAACAAAGAAAGTAAAATACTCTGATAATTCCATGGCCACATGTCGGTCACACTCCACTTTGGCATAGACCTCATTTTTTTTAGTGACGATTAAATGGTCATTGTCCGCCAACAAATTTCTCCCAATTAATGAAGTCACGGAGTTGCCATGTTCTTTGTTTCAATTCACCCATAATGGATTCAACCACAGATATAACTTCTTCATGGTAAACCTTTTTCTCTAAAAGTTTAATGAGGTCTTTGTCTGCTTCCAAATATGTGGTGATGTCCGACTTGAGTGCAAACTGAAATGGTTCCCAACCATAGTCTTCCAATTCTTCTTGTGACATTTTACCAGTAAAGTATTCCCATTTAACCTTACGCATACGTAGATAATCAAAGTGAGATTTCTTTGAGGCAATTTTGTGTTTGGTTAGAATACCAAGATACTTACTATGATATACGGGTATCTTTAATAGTTCTTTGCTGGGCTCTGTTTGGTCAATAACCGAATCGGTTTCCCATAATTTTAATACTTGTTCAAGTGTTTCCATGTTTAAATATTCAATTAAATCAATGAGTTACATAATAAAAACATTATAACATAAAATGATTACATTGTCAAGTAAGTATATGATTCATACCTAAAAGATGCCGAACATGTGACAATAGAATCAGCTGATAGTTTGGTATCAAATCTAATATCAGATAAAGATAATGGGAAACAATTTCTAAAATTGATTCTTAAAACTGGATTGTTTAATGCACTTAATATTGTTAAAGTGGCATCAGAGAAATGTTCCGACCTTTGTAATTCTTTAACAAAAGTTCTTTTTTCAAATCCATCAGGATCGGCAATTTGTAAAAACCAATTATAGATATTTTTCCATGATGCTAAATCTTCATCAATAAGAAATTCTACATCTAACGGACTATATGTTAATTTGGTACCTGGAGAAAACATGTCCAAAAATGGAGTAGCTCTGTTTACTTCACCCAAGCTTATGGAAGGCAAGTTTACAGATTGGCAAAAATATTGAACTGTGTCAATTCTGTCAAATGCCAATATAAACTTTGTAGGTTGTAATAGATTTGTATTTTCTGGATTTCTGTTTAATATATTTAATACAGCCATTAATTTCTCCTTATATATTATTTAGGAGCCAAAAAAAAGGCCACCCGAAGGTGACCTTTAAATGTTTCTCTTGACGGAAACTTTTTTGCTTACATCAAGTTTGCAACTTTGAAAATACGGTAGTAGACGTTGCTACGTGCGTTCAATGCACCGTTACCAGTTGTCAAACCAGTTGCGAATGGGTTTGCAACCATTCCGTAACGAGTCTTGAAT